CTTCTAACTTTAAATTTTCATTATAAAGTGATCTTATTGCATTATAAATATGCGCTGAAACATTCAAAACATAAGCATCTTTCGTCGTCTTAATCTTTTCTCTTTCCAATTCAAATTCAAAACCGTTGTCAAGTACAATCATTGATGTTTCTCCTCTATCCATCATTCTGCAAACAGTGAATGGTATTACTATTTCTGCTGGAATGTCGGATAAATCCTTGTACATTTGTTCGTCTGACTTGAAATGAGCGTTCTCTGTAATGTATTTGCACTCATATTCTACTCTCATGTCTGTTTTGAAGAAAGTGTAAATGATGTAGTTTTTCAAAACGTATTGTTCTTCTTCCTTCTCTTCTACTGAAAATATTTTATTTGTTCTTAAATCAGAAAAGATAAACATGTTCTTCCTCGTTTTTGCACCTCCATTTATGTAGTGTCCTTCAAAGGTGTTTCCGTTTGCGGAGTGCATTCGTTTGTTATGGTTTCTGGCCATAATCCTTGCGTATCCTTGTTGATCTTCAAACTCTATCATTTCTTCTGCAAATGTCCAATCATAAAGTGCTGATGTTAATTGCACTTCATGATCTAATCTCCTGGATTAGAAACTAATTTCTTTTCAATTTCCTTAAAATTGACAGTCACGAAATCTTCGTGTGAATTTCTTCGCTTATCTTCTTCCAATACTGCGTCGAAATCTTCTGGTGTTATTTTTCTGTCAATCTTTCTCTTCTTCGGAATATGACTTATTGGGCCAATATTCACTGACTTACTTCGCTTTGGTCGTGATAAAGCGTTGAACGTGAAAAAATGATAATGTTCAAAACCATTAACTTCTGTGATGTGTCTAGCTTTTACTAGATCTTCAATTTGTGTTTTCATTTGTGTGTACATTTTGGGTAAAAATCGTTTTATTCTTTTCTGGTGTACTTTGCATCTATAAACGCTTCACCCTGCGCGGGCCTTCACCAGGTTTACTGGGTGGTGGGGCGAAACCAGGAGCAATTATTGCATTACTCAAACATGTACTCTAATAATCGTACCGAAAACTTAACTAACAAACCGCACTCTCCTTACCAGGCGAAAGGTCCAC